CACACGAAGTGGCCCGTGAAGAGCTCGCGCGTGGCGTGTGCGCTCGCGCGGAGCGGGGCGATTCCGGCGCACCGGTCGGGCCGCACGTGGATCGCGCGACGCGCGGACGTCGACGCGTGGGTGCTCGCCCAGCCGGTTGCCACGCCGCCCGTGCCGGAAACGTCGGAGCCGAGCAACGACTTCGACCCGATCGAGGCTTCGCGCCGCGCTGCGATGCGCATGAGGTCTGCGTGAGTGATGGCTACGCCAAGCCTCAGAAGCGAGGCCGCGTGTGGGGGATTAGGGTCCGGCTATCCGACGGGTCGCGCCCGTTCATCACGCTCGGCCCCGCGACGATGAGCGACGCAAAGGCCGAAGAGTGCTCGCGCGCATGGTACGAGCGGCGCGTCGAGGGAGAGCGCGCGATCCTCGACGTTCGCGCGAAGAAGCGAGCGGCGAAGGATCCGACGCTGGCGCCGATGACCGTGTCGAAGCTCGCGACGGCCTGGACGAGCGGCGATCTGCTCACGAAGCACGGGCGCGTGAATGGCCTACGAAAGCCGCGCGGCGATCGCGGAAAGGACACCGCGAGCCTCCTCAATCGAGCAATATCGACGCGTCCGCGCGGGCCGGAAGGGCCAGCATTCGGCGATCTTCCCGTCCCGGACGTCACCGAGCAAGACATCGAGACGGTGCTCCGGCTCGCACCCACGAATGGCGCGAGCGCGGCGGCGAACACCCTGAAGAACTACTACGGCGCGCTTCATCGCCTCTTCGAGCTCGCCGAGCGCCCGTGTCGCCTTCGGCCGCGGGGGTCGAATCCCGTCGACCGAGCTCTCCGGCCGTCGCAGGACGACGGGAAGATCTTCTCATTCCTGCTCCCCGAAGAGCTGCTCGCCGTTCTACGGCTTGATGTCCCGGTGCACGACAAGGAGCTCTCCATCACGATGTCCGTCGAGGAGATCACCGGATGGAAAATGCTCATCGTGCTCGGTTGCTACCTCGGGCTCCGAAAAGCGAACCTCGTCGGGCTTCGCTGGCGAGACGTCGACATCGAGGGCGGCACGTTCGTCGCTCTGCGCACGAAGACGGGGCTCCCTATCTCCGCCGATGTGCACTTCGCGCCCGTTCTGACGCTTCTCGCGGCGTGGAAGAAGCACCGTCCGCCATCGAGCGAGGACGAGCCGATCGTGCCGGTCTCCTATCGTCGGCTCCACCGAGCCAGGCAGGTGCTCCACGCGATGCTTCGCGCGGCGGGCGTGACGCGGGAGATCCTCTTCCTCGACGATCCGCACGTCGAGCCGCTTCGATTCCACGACCTGCGATCGACGTTTGTGACCTGGGCGAAGCGCGCGGGGCTCCCGGAGCACTTCATCACGAGCCGGACGGGTCACCTCACGAAGGACATGGTCGACCGCTACACGAGGCTTGCGACGAGCGTCGCAGCGTCACGTTTTCAGCCGTTCCCAGACGTCTCGAAGGCCATTCCGGAGCTCAACAGGCCGGACACAAGCCCGGACACATCGGGACCGAATGGGGTCGACAAGTCAGGCTCGGACGACGAGAATCTCGACCCGGAAGCGCTTGCTAGGCTGGCGCCGGCCCCGGTTTTCAAAACCGACCACAAAGACCCGAGACGCACTTTTACGGCGCCTTTCGTGGGTTCTACGCAGAATGTCGACGCCGATTCGGCGCGTCTAAGTGCGCGACGTGTCGTCGAAGTGGCCACAGACCCGGCCACAGAATCGGCGGTCGAGGGGCTCACCGGACTTGCTCGAAGCGTTGCGACGGAAAGAGACGTTTGGGACCGTTGGGACCGTGTCGCTACCGAACTGGAGGAGCCGTGAGGACGAGGCACAAGCTTCGCCGTCGGCGACGTCGAGAACGCGAGGCGGCGCTCGTCGCGCGCGTCCTTGACCTCGAAGGTCGCCTAGCTCGGGTCGAAGAGCGTCTTCGCGAGGCCGAATACGCCGCCGGATTCGCCGACGACGGCGGAAACCATCGGCTATACCCGAGCAGCTCATGAGTCATCGGCCGCTCCGCACGTGGGATGAGATCCGCGCGATGGTCATCGGCATTCAGGCCACCGAGCCGCTCGACGGTCCCCTCCGTTTGAGAGCCACTCTTGAAGGCGATGAGGTCGACGTTGACGTCTCCGCCGACGGCAAAACGATCACGGTGTTTCCGAAGGCATACGAAACAACCGTGAGCGTGACGGTCGGCTTCGAAAAGGAACCTGCATCGTAGGGAAGGAATTGCCAGAGGTTCCGTAGTACATTGACAACATGGGGGCGTGTCGCGTAGCGGTGCTTCTTTTCGTGCTCGGGTGTCATGTGCCTGAGCGAACAGATGGCGTCGGCGGGACCTCGCCGAGCTCGAGTGTCAGCACAACGAAGGCGAGCTCGAGCAGCTCGACGAGCGCTTCGGTGACGACCGTTTCGGCGTCGGCCACGACCGATGCCACGACCGTCAGCGGGTCGAGCTCGACCGGCTGTCTCGGCTTCGACGGCGGGACGTGCGACGGCCCCGGCGTGATGATCGCCATCGAGTGTAGCGGGCCGAAGCCGCCCGGTTGCACCGGGCCCTACACTGCGAACGGACAGACCTACTTTTGCTGCTCGACTGGCGGCTAGCCCTTATTGAGCAGCTCGATCGCGAGGACGATGGCGAGCACGAGAAAGCCGCCAGCGAACGCGCCGAGCGCGAAAGATTCGACCGACCAGATCATGCGACCTCGAGATCGGCGAGCTCGCCGAAGAGACTGGACCGGTCGACGTCGCCCGTGATTCCGTCGCAGCGGCCTCGGAAGCGAGCCGGGAGCGTGGGACCGCCGCCCTGATACTGCCAGAGCAGCAAGCGCCCCCACGGCGCCGGCGCGGAAGGCATCCCGTCGGTGTACGAGGCGAGCCAGAGAGGGCAGCGGGCCGCGGCGCAGCACATGCGAAGCTCGGGATAGGCCGACCAGAAGACGGGGCCCGTGTACGCGAGCGGAGGTCGGCCGACACGGGCTTCGAGGCGGGTCACGTAGGATTCGACGCTCGCGGCCCATTCGGCGCCAGTGACGAGCGCGACGCCTTCGGGCTCGACGTCGACCATCGGGACGAGCGGCGCGCCGACTTCGTTCGAAAGGTCCGCAAGCTGGTCGGCTTGCTTATCGGCATCTTGCGGGCGCCCGTGCCGCGGGAAGTCGTCGCCGTAGACGCCGAAGGGCACGCCGGCCGAGCGGAAGCCATTCGCATGCTCATAGAGCCGCTCATCGACGGTGCCGAGGCCGACCAGCGCGCGGACGTATGCCCCGGCGATGCCAGAAGCCGCGACGCGCGCGTAATCGATCTTGCCGTTGAACTGTGAGACGTCGATGAGCTCGATCGTCACTTCGGAGCCAGCATGTCTTCGGGCGGGATGGGCTCGGTCGTCGCCCCAAAGTGCGCGCACGCGGCGCACGACGCGGGGGCACCTTCGACCGTGGTCCCGGTGTTCACGCACGTGTGCGCTGGTCCCGGGTCGTATGGCACGCCCGGCTTCTGGCGCCGCGCTGGCTTGTCGATGCCGCTCGGGTATTCGACCGATGTGAGTTGGAACGTCGCGCTCCGGACGGTGTGCCCCTGCTCCTTGAGCTTCTGGACGAAGTCGGCCGCCGCGAGGTTCGCGTCGATCTTCGGGTCATTGTTGTGGTGACAGCCCGTGCCCGTGATCTCGATCTTCCAAGTTCCCATCGTCGTGCTCCTTTCAGGCCACCTCGCCGGCGGCGAACGCGTCCGCGCTTCCATCGACGTTTGAGTCGCTCGGATCCTCCTCGGCGCCGAGGAGCGATTCGAAGAGCTCCCCCGTATCGATCCAGTCCTTCACGGGCTTTTGCGACGTTCGGTCGAAGACACCACCCGGAATGTCGACGTCGACGATTCGGATCGTCCCGATGCCGCCGAGGAGCGTCCCCTCGAGCGCGCGCCACTTCCCGAGACCGAGATCCTCGAACAAGAGAATCCAATGCCGGCCGCTTACGCCTTCGACATGCACGATGCATCCGGGCCGGAGACCCGCGCCTGGGTTCTCCGGGGAGTGATGCGCTCCGTGGAGATCCCCGAGCGTCGTGGCGCGGTGCCATTGGCCCGTCGCGCCGGTGACGTCGAAGGGCTCCTGAAGTTCCGTGCATCCGGCTTCGCCGAGCACGACCGTGAGCGCTCCGACCGCGACGGCTTCGCACGGGCTGTTCGCGCCGCCGGCGACGTTCAGGACGCAGAAGAACACGCGCGCGCTCGGCGGACCGTTCGGGGCGCACGCGCGGCCGTACTTGTCCGGGTCGCTCCGCGCGGTGAGCCCGTCGAGGCAATGCGCGAGGGTGACAAGCCGAAGCGATGCTTGCTCGGGCGTCACGATGCGCACCGCGTGGCAAAGAAGAGGACCGCCGCGAGAACCATCATCGCGACCGCGGCGAGCGCGAGCGAGATCGGCGGCGGCGGATCGTCTTCGGGATCGGGGCCGTAGTAGGCCGGCTTCACTTCGCTTCGGCCTTCGTCTTCGCAGCGTCGTACTCCGCCGCCTCGTCGGGGCCGCCCGGCGTGAGCGCGGGAAGCTTCGCCGCGATGGTCGAAAGGGCGACCGCGCTCGAGACGCCGAGGAGCTCGGCGATCACCTCGAGAGCCTGAATCCCGATATCAGCGTCGGCGAAGATCTTCGAAACGAGGGCTTGGTCGGCTGCGCTGAGGCTCATTGCGCGATCTCCTGTTCAAGGCTTCGGGCGTCAGCCAAAAGCGTCTGAAGCGAGAGCAAGATGTCGCCGACGGTGACGTTCCCCGAGGCGAAGCTCTTCGTCTGCTCGTCGAACGCCATTCGCGAGCGGCGTTCTCCGTCATAGGACGTCTCGAGCGGGTCGCACGCTCGAGCGAGAGTCTTCTCTTTCTCGGTGCGGTCGGGTCCGGCGGGAAGCGCGGCAATCGCCTCCATCGGCATCGTGCACCGCAAGTGAATATCGCGTGCGGCGATGATCTCGACACCGGCGATCTGATTCCGCACGTCGACGGAGCTCTTGAGGACGTCTTCACCTTTCACGCCTGAGCATCCGATGGAGCACGTCGCGACGAGCCCGAGCCCCAACGCGAAGGCGAAGGCGAGGAAGAGCGAGGTCACCGCCGGCGGCATCATCGGAGGCGAGGGCGGCTTCGGGATGACCGCCTCGGCCTCCTCGATCGCGTGCTGAGCCTTCCCCATGAAGCCGCCGACGCGATAGGCGACCGCGGCCGCGCGCTGCCAATCGAGCCTGAGGAAGATCGAATATAGGGCGCGTGAAAGCGCGGCGAATGCCGCGAGCGTTGCGGCAATGACGATGAGCGCGGAGGGGGGATCGGGAAGCTTCACAGGTGGCAGCCTTTCGAAAAGATGGTGAAGAGCACCCACGCGACGTTGATGCCGAAGAACGCGAGGGCGGTAATGACCTTGACGCGCGAGGCGTTCGTGTTTCGACGGTTCTCGAGCACGACGTCGGCGCCCTTCGTCACGACCGCGAGCCCGACCTCAGAGACCTTGTGCGCGATCTCCGCGTCGCTTTGCTGGCGCGCGCGGATCTCCGCCGTCGAGAACTGCCCCGTCGTCTCGGCACGCTCCTGGGCTTCGGTTGCGGCTCGTCGCGCCTCGTCGGCTCGGCTTCGCGCCTCGAAGATCGCGCGGTTTTGCGCTTCGTCGAGGAGCCCGCGACGCGCGTCGGATTGGACGACCGCGACCATCACGTCGGCTACGTCGGCCGAAAGCGCTTTCATTGCGGCGTCTTGCTGGCGAGCTCGACGCGCTGATTCGCGCCGAAGCGACTGCACCGCTTCGTGCGTCGCGTCGATGCGCTGATCGGCATGCTCAGCAGCTCGAGCGGCACGCGCGGCGACCTCATAGATAGGACGCACCGCCTGCTGCGCGGCGGTGTTGGCCGCATCGGTTGCGATTCGCGCGACCATGTCGAGATACGGGTCACCGCCGCCGTTCATAGCTTCTCGGCCTCCACCGGGTCCCGCACCGCCTCAACGGTGTGCTTCGCCTTCGCCTCGCAGACATGCGACGAGATGCAGCGCCCGGCATCAGGGTGCGTATCGAGATAGGCCTGAACGCGCGCGCGCTCGAACGCCTCGATTGCCTCGCGCTCGTCGCCCAGGGCCTCCCATTCGTCGAGCGCCGCTTCCCGAATCGCGTCAGGCAGGGTCCCTGCGAGCCGCAACTTCGCCGGATGTACCCACCCTTGGCGAAAGCCAACGTAATGCATGCAACCGTCCTCGCATTGGAGAGCGGCGCGGTAGGCGAGGATCGGTTCGGTGGTGTTCATGCGATTGTGATCCCGTAGCGAGTGCCGATGTACGTCATAACCTGCGTAATCTCGGATCCGCTAAGGATGCGGTTGTACGTGATGATCTCGGCGAACGACCCGCCGCCGCCGTGGCCCCAGTTGTTGTTGGCCTGCAACGCGAGGGCGTAATCGCCTAGGATCATCCCCGTTCGGCCATTCGTGCCGGCATTCGTGCCGCCCGAAACCGTGCTGACGTGCGAGTTGAGATATACGTTCGAGCTCGCGCCGTTGTACACGGCCCCCAGGACGCTCGGCGTTGTCCAGCCGCCGGTGGAGTTGACCACCGTGCCCGCATAAATGCTGGGCGTATTGGCCAACGAACGCGAGTCGCATTCCGTTCCCGTCAGGTTCGCAGCCGCGAGGATTGCGGTCGCTGCGTTGGGCGTGTGGCCTACGACGAATTCGGTGAACGGCTGCGCGAGCGCGACCGACCAAACACCGCTTTGCAGGTAATTGGTCGTGCCGTTGTAATCGATCGTCGGCTTATTGTTGTAAGACGAGTTCGACGCATTGAGCGTCGGTCGTGCCGTGCCCGTTGCAGTGCAATTCTTGTTTGGGTCGGCCGTCCCGCTCTGGTCGGCCCACGTGAACGTGGTGCTGGACGTGACGCCGAGATCGGCACGGACCCAGAAGACGAGCCCGGAGAGCGAGTTGGGCAGGAACGCGGAGCGCTTACCCTGCGCAAAGAAGAACGAGCCGTCTCGCGGGGTCGCGCGCTTTTCGTGTCGCGTTCGCTCGACGTGCGCAATGTCCGCCAGCGTGGCGCGCTGGAATGGAGGCGGTTGCGCAAGCGCGAGCCCCAGCGCTCCCGCGCCAGCAATCGCGGCGGATCGACGAATCAAGCTCACGTCGCACCCGGGAAGGCGCGGATTACGCCTGCGGACTTCGAATAGAACACCGCCGACCCGTAGACGCCTGGAATGGTGTACGTCGATGCCCCGTCGATCAGATCGGGATTGCCCGTGTCAGCCGTCACGACGGGCGACGAAAGGTTCTCGGCTTTTACGACGAGTCGCAGGCCGACCCAGTTCGTCGCCGCCGATAGCTTCGGAACGCTCACGGTGCCGCTCAGGAAGAAGAGCGTTTCGGCCGCGTTCGATACTGCGGAGAGCGTGGGGGTTCCGCTCGAGTATGAAACCGTCGGCGTCTGGTAGAGCGCCGCGAGTTGCGAGAATTGCACCGACGTCATGAGCCCGGCGGTCGACGATGTCGCGGTGAGGTGTCGCCCGGCGTCCTGGAAGAGCTTCCAATTCGTTCCGTCGAATCGCGCAATCCAAGTGCCTGCGCAGTTTTGACCCGGCTGCACCGACCCCGAGATGATATTGCCACCGCTAACTCCGCCGTTGACCAGCGTCGCCTTGAACGCCGATTGTGTCTCGACGGTGATTGCCATAAGCGCACCGAATGGCGGTGAGTCGGAGGTGCCGAGCGTGAAAACGCGGTCCGCGGTCTGAGTCGCCGATGCCTGCTGATAGACGGCCGACGTCGACCAAAGGAGCGTTGTGTTTGCGTCGGTGAGCGCGACTGGAGCGGCATGAAGTGCGTCTAAGAAGGCCTTGTCGGCGGCGCTCATCGTGCCCGCCGATCCTCCGCCAGCCGCAGCCATTCCGATATTGAACCGGTTGTTTGTCGGGTCGTCGGTCACCGTGAACGGCGAAAGAAAGTTCAGCGCGCCGCGCATCAGGCCGTTTGCCGCTGCAACACCAGCGGCTTGGATCTGCTTGATGAAGTCGAAGAGACTCATACCGGCAGACCTCCGCGAGATGACAGCGCGTGGTAGACCTTGCCCGCTGCCTGGTAGGTGAAGGCCATCACGCGGTTATTGATGACGCGGCAACGTTTCGCGGTCGGGAGCGGCGATACCGATTGGTGACGCGCAAGCGGGTCGGGAAGCGTTTTCCATGTCGCTCCTCCATCCGGCGAGACGAGAAGCGCTTGCACGGTCGCGCCGCCGACGAGCGAGATCGGGATGATGACGGTACAAGGCGCGTTCGTTCCACCTGCGAGCGGCCCAACGATGCACGCGCCGCGTAGCACGCTGTTCACAACGAACGACGCGGACTCGAGGCTGATAAGGTACGAGCTCGAAAGCGCCGTCCATGTGCCCGTTGCACCGCTCGGCGATGTCCATAGCTCGAGCGTCGACGAGCCGTTAGAGGCGACGAGAAGCCACTTCGAAAACGCGTCGAGCCACAGGATGTCAACGATGAACGTCGTGCTCGGCGGCGTGACGACAGTGGCGACGCCGCCGGTGATGCTCCAAAGGTGCGATGTGCCAGAGTCGTTGCTCGCGGCGAGAAGTTGATTGCGTCCAGGGCAGATGACGTTGACGCCAGCGACGCCACCCGTGAGCGCGATCTTCGTTTGCGTTGGCGGGGAAACGCCGTTCACTGAAACGATCTGCCAAACGACGGGCGTCGTTCCGTCGAGGCCTCCGATCCAATAGGTCGACGCGTTGAAAGGGTCGGCGACGATGCATCCGGGAACCGCGGTCCCTGTATGTGTCAACAAGGTCTCGGTCCACGCGTTACCAGGCCCGGTGAGGGAGATCTCACCCGCGCTCGAGAAGACGAGAATCGCGGCGCTGGAGTCCGTCTGGGATGCGATCCCCACGTACGCGCCGGACGCACCGACCGTGTGCTCGCTCGACCAGGTGTAGCCGCCGTCAAAGCTACGCCGAATCAGGCCCGCGGTGTCGTTGTTCGCATGCAAGAGACGGCGATCGAGCTGCCATCCTGCACACGTGAACTCGCCCGCAACGTTTCCAGCCGACGCAACCGATCCGGCTCCGTCGCCAGGCTCAACGAACGTCGTCGCTTCGTTCAGCGCAAAGCGATTGCGGAGCGCTTTGATGTCGTCCGTGTGGATCTCGAGCTGAACATCGACGCTCGCGGCCGTGCCGTCGTCACCGTCGCTTGGAACCGTGCCGTTGTTCGAGATCTCGAGCGACCCGTTCGCAGAAGAATACCCAGAGCTCACGGTGGACCGTCCCAGTAACGCGCGGTCGGGAGCCGCGCTTGTTGGCCCGAGAACGGGCTGCCAACGGGGTGCGCCCAGCGCCCCCAAGTCCCATCAGGAAGCGGAGACCCACCAGGAGACGCGGGATTGAAGGACGTCGGATCGAAGGCGATGATGATTTTCATGCACTTCGAGTGCGCCGACTTGAAGCCGCCGTTCGGCGTTCCGATGATCGCTCGAATATCTGCGACCTGTTGCTTCGTGGCGGTCGTGCCCCACGTCCAACCCGAGCCCCACTTCGTACCGTCGCCCCACTTGCGACCATTGTCGAACGGAAGCCCGCCGTTGCAATAGATGATGACCCAGAAACGGGACCATGCCCAAAGAGGCGACCACGTCTGCTGCCACGGCCCCGCGTTGTCCCAATTCCAATTGGGCACGCCCGCGACGAGCGGCGAAATGGTCAGGGCCGTCGAATAATCGGGGTTCAGCGTGTACCAGATGCCCCAGTTGTTCACGAGCCGGAGCGTCGTGTGATTGGGCGTTAGGTAGCCTTGGATCTGTCGGAGCGTTTCGAACGCATTGCCCGACATCTTGAGATCGTCGATCCATTCCGTAAGTCGCGTGGCGTACGCCGCGCCCGATTCAGCGGGGCCGCGGGGAATGGTGCGATCGCGACCGATGAGTGCGAGCGCGTCGTCGTCGGGAGCCGCGAAACCGGGCTCGATGTACGTCGGGTAGCGCTTCTTGACGCCGACCGTGATCGCGTCGCCGAGCCGGTCGATATGCAGCCCGATCGCGTATAGGTACCGCTGACCGATGTGGTCGAGCGTTCCATTCACAGAAGGCGCGCCGAGGAGCCACCCAGGCGATACCCGTTGAATCATGTCGCGGAACGTCGAGGTCACGAGACGACCACCGCGAAGGAAGCTCCGACGGGGTTCGTTGCCCCGAGCGTCGGCGCCTCGGTCGCACCGATCGACGTGTCGCCCGCGGGCAACGACACTGCGATCTGAAACGCCTTCGGGCACGCGACCTGAAGCGCGCCGATGATCCGATCCTTGTAGACGAATCCGCCGCCGCCAGCGATGTTCTCGCCGCCAATTGGAAGGGCTTGGAAGAGCGCGATCAGCGCTTGGCTCCCGTTGTTCGCCTCGGTCGTCTGATTGATGTTCGCAGAGCTGTGGTAGTAGGCCGACCACGTGACCGGGATCGAATGCCCGGTCGCGCTCTGCACCGTCAGATTGACCGTGTCTGGCACGACACCCGGGATGGTCCCTGCGCCATAGCATTGCGTTTGAATCGTCGCCGCGTCGGTCGCTCCGTTCACGAGCGGGCCCGACGTCGACGCGCACGTCATGACGACCGTGCCGTTTATCGAGCTCGGCGAGACGATCGCGCGGTTGCAATTCGCGCCGGCCGGAAGGCCGTTCAGCGACGTCGTCAGTGCGACGTATTGATACGCCTGCGACGGACCGTTCGGCGAAAGGCTGTAGTACTTGAGCCGGCATCGCGCAGCGAGCGCGGGGCCGCTCTCCGCGTCGAGCCCCGAGATCGTCGCCGCGTTCGAACCGGTCAGCCCCAGGATGTTCGTGAGGAGTGCGATCCTCGACGGAGCGGCGCCGCCCGCCGTTCCGATCGTGTTCGCTTGGATGTTGATCGGGGCGTTGACGCCTGTGGCGAACGTCACCGTCGAAGTGTTCGTGTAGGTGAGCGCCGGGCTGTCGAGGCTGTAAAAGAGGAGCTGACCGGGCGCATATGGGCCGAGCGCGCCGCCGCTCGTGTTCGTGCCAGTCCACCCGCCAGCGCCGAACGTCGCGAGCTGCGCGGCGACGTTGAAGACGCTCGTCGCAATGAGCTTGACCCAGCTGTTCGCAGGGATCGTCGAAAGCCCGTTCGGATTCCCGATGAGCGCGGCCATGTCGAGAAAGCCGCCTTGAATAGCGACGATCGCGTACGTATTCCACTGCGTCGCCGCGGTCTGCGACACCGAGTTGACGATCGCGTCTTCCGGATCGAACGGTTGCCAGCTGTCCGGATAGAGACCGAGACCCTTCGAAACAGACTTGATCGAATTGTAGAGGTCGGTCGCCTGGATCGCGGAGACGAGCGTCGCGAGGAGCGTCACGAGATCACCGCGTATTGCGTTCCATCAGGTGTGCTCGTCACTCCGACCGTGACGGCGCCGAACGGGCCGAAGGCCTTGATCGTCGTCTTCTTCGTCTTGGTCGGCGCGTCGTAGACGATGATCACGTAGGCCGTGGTCACCGACGCGTCTTTCAACACCTCGGCGTGCACTTCGGAGCGCTCAGTCGCGATTGAGCGAGCGTCGACGGTGTTTTGCTCCGTGTCCGTGATGTCTTTGCCGTCGTTCGGATGGTTCGTCGCGTGGCCTCGCGGCGTGCGAAGCCGGCGAACAAGGCGCCATCCAACGCGGTCCTGTCCGGCCAACTTTCGCGGGACGAGCGGCATGTCGTCGAAGAACCCCATCACCGCCTCGGCGAAACCGGTCGGCGTCGACGAGCTCAAGCCTTCACCGTGGAGTAGCCGCCCGGAGGTGCTCCGGGGGTGATGACAGTCGGATCTATCGCAATGAACGATCCACCCGGAACGGCGGTTACAGGCGTCGCGCCGGCGACAAGGCCGGTAATGCTGACGCGCTCGCCGTCTCGAAGAACGCGCGCGAAACCGCCGCCGGCATTTACCGTGGAGCTCGCGTGTCCCATTGTGATCGCGCCCGATGCGTCAATGGCGACGCTTGTCGGCGTGAATCCTTGGTCGCCGGGCCCCGCGACAGCGACGATGAACGGTCGCGCGGGGTCCGAATTGATGAAGGTCACGTAGACGAGCGACCCGACCTGAAGCGTCGATGTCAGGCCGGGAATTCCTGGTTTGAAGGGGCTCGGCGGGATCGGTGGAAGGCTCGCGTCTGTCGGTCGTAGGTCATACTGATTCCCGATGACCGAAAAGACGGTGTACTCGTACGTGCCCAGGTAGCCGATACGCGGGAATGCGGCTCGCGCGACGGCGAGGAACTTGTCGAGAAGCTCGTCGATCATTGGAGGTACACGCCCGTGCGCAAGCGGCTTCCTTCGAGCCGATGCCGAACGGTCGAGACGGTTCCGACGACTCCGCCCGACGAGAAGAGCTGTCCTGGAAGCACGATTGCCGAGTCGTCGCTCATCTCGACGAGCGAGAGATCGGCCTTGTAATCGAGGACGCGCACGCTCGGAGCCGGCAACGGGGTCCGAGTCCCAACGTGCGTGGTTCCGTCAATCTCGACCCACCATTGGCCAGGTCGGTAATGGTTGAGCACGCTCGATGCAGGGCCCGTCATTCGCACGTAGGACCCGATGACCATCTCGCCGCCCGTGTCCATGACGACGGTTTCGCCGACGCTCGCCGCGGCATCCATCGCGAGCACCGAGAGCGGCGTTTGCGGGCTCCGGTAGCTCGTGCCCGGAATGGTCGTGCTCCACCCGTCCGCCCCGCCGAAAACCTCGTACATGCCGCGACCGGCGAACGTCGAACCGTGTCGGATGGTGCATACGAGCGTGAGCGTGCCGAGCGTGAGCACCCCTGGCCCGGTGAGAATCGTGTCGCCGCGATCGAGCGTGAGGAGTCCGCCAAAGATGCCCCATCGCGGAAGCGTAACGACGGCCTTCAGAACGTTGCTCGTAACGCCCGCCGCGGCGAACGTCCCGAAACTCATTGCGACGCCTCGTTCAGCTTGTCGGTAAATTCTTGCTTGAGTGCGGCGTTCGGATCATTCGGCGAAGGGTCGGTCGGCTGCGCGTTGGGGTCGTCCGGGTTCTTGTCCCGCGATCCCGCGGGCGTCCCGCCGTCGGCAGTCGGCTGCGGGACCCACTTGAGGCACTCGAGCGTCACCGACCAGAGCCCATTGCTGCCCTCCTCGGTGAGCTGCCCGATTCGTTTGAAAACGACGGAGCTGACTTCGCACTGATTGATGATCGGGTGCACGATGTCGAGCGCTTGCTTGTTCCGCCGCGCCGCTCGAAGCATCTTGAGGTACTTGTCCCAATCGTCGAAGTCGTCGGGGACATTCGGGTCCGGCTGACCGGTGTCACCTTGCCCGTGGCGCCAGAGCAGGAACTTGATCTTTCCGGTCTGCGGCGGATCGCCGTCGTCGGTGATCGTAGCTCCGCTCGAGCCCTTGCCCTTCTTGACGTCGTAATCCGAGATGATGTCGAAGTCGGACGGGAAGCCGCGGGCAATGACCCCGGGGTTATCGATGCCGCCGATCTTGCAGCGGCGATAGAGCTCCGGCGCGGCGAACGGGGAAACGAAGGTGGCGACGACCGATTGCGTCGGCGTGGCTGTCGTCATTCGCCCACCGCCGCGCGCATCTGGCTGAGCATCGCGCCGAAGGTTCGCCGAGCCGTCTCTTCGATAACCTCGGTCGAGTCCTGGCCCGGCTGCATGTGGATATGAACGACGACCGCGCCGGCGGCGATGGTGATGGAGCTCGTCGACGAGCTCGAGGACACTGCGGCCGCGCGACCCCACGGCTTCGCGTTGTCGTTCGCGACGGAACGGGGAACGCCAACGAGACGTGTGAGGGAGGCTTCGACCTTCGGCCGTCCCTTGTCGACGGTTCCCGAGAACGAACTCGTGACGTTCTCGCCGATGCCGGCGAAGACGCGCGACGGCGACTTGATGCCGAGTGCGGCTTTTGCCGCTGTCACGGCGCCCTTGGCCATGTCGGTCACGGCGCCCGCGACCTTCGACGCGCCCGCTTTGATCGCGTTGATGAGGCCGTCAATCATCGCGTTGCCCGCGTCCTCGAAGTCTTGCGGAAGGCCCTTGATGTAGTCGACCGCCTTGGTCAGCCCGCCCTTGATCGCCGAGTACGCGCCCTTCACGCCGGCGACCATTCGGGGCCACACGCCGGCGACAGCGGTCGCGCCCTTCACGATGCCTTGGAACGCCATCGTTCCGACCGTCCAGATCGCCGCCATTCCGACCACGACCGACGAGAGAACGAACCCGAGCGCCTTTCCTGCGCTCGCTGCGTTTTTCATGCTCGCTTCGGTCTTCTTGCCGTCGATACCGAGGAGCTTTTCGACCGATTTGATGGTCGGCTTGAACGCGATGTACGTGTCGAGCGCAGCGATTCCGAGGCCGAGAAGGAACGCTTCGACGTACGGAATCGTCGCCGCCGCCGCCTTCATGAAACCGCTCATCGCAGCCGTGAGCGTCTTCTTCAGCGCAGCACCCGACCTCGTGTTCGAGTCGAGGAGTCCGAGCGATTGATGGAGCGCGGACTTCAGCGGGCCGGCGTCGACATCCTTGAATAGGTTTCCGATGTTCTCTTTCGCCTTCTGGAATTGATTGGCGAGCCCAAGCGCCTTTTCACCGGCCGCATCGCCGAACTTGTTGTGCATGACGTCGGTGAGCGCATCGAGGCCTTGCTCTGCCGAGATTCGTCCGAGCTTGATGTCGGTCGCGATCTGCTGGGTGCTCTCGCCCGTTCGCTTCGCGAGTTCGTCGTAGACCTCGGCGACCTTCACGCCAGAGCCCTTCAAGTCGGTATCCTTGATCTGGAACTTCCCGAGCTGCTCGACCTTCTTGATGACCTTTTCGATCGGCTTCGTCGCGGCTTCTCCGGCGACCGATGCCGTCTCGGACAGAGCTTGCAGGTAATCCTTGAACGCGCCCGCGGACACACCTGCGTCCTCGAGCTTCGTGCCGAGAGCGAAGACGGCGTCTTGCGTCAGCGAAGACGCGGAGGCCACGGCGTACTGCGCCTCGACGACGGCGTGCGCCGCCTTGGCGCTTCCGTATTCGGATTGCGCAAGCGCAAGCGCAGACTCTTGAAGCTCCGCCGAATGCATGCCGAGCTCTGCGACATTCACGACTGCGTCTTTCAATGCCGGAACGAGCTTCGACGCGACAGCGGTTCCCCATCCGGCCATGGCGAGCCCGGAGCTACCCGAGCTCGACCCGACGTTCAGAAAGCCAGCGTTGAGCGCCCCGAGCCCCGCGTTTGCTTGCGCCGATGGGCCGCTGACCTTGTCGTTCAGCGATACGGTGAACTCGGCGGAGTCGTCTGACACGCTTGGCTTACTTCCTCTCGCAGAGCACGACGTTCAGTCCGGGACCGTCGTTTTCGAACATGGCGATCGTCGCGCGCATCGCTCGCGCCTCGAGCATTGCGCCAGCTTCAACGAAAGCAGGCTCGCCCCCGCGGCGAAGTGCTTCGATGCACACCGCGAAGACGAAGGGGTCGCTCATGGCTCTTTCGGCGAGCGCCCCGCCTAGAGTTTTTTTACGGTCGTGTCCGATCCACAGAGCTCGATGATTCGGTTGCCGAGCACGCCGTAGAGCGAGTGTGCTCCCTCGGCGACCCAGCGCTCGAGCACCTCATAGGAGGGATGCACGGTGCCCGCCTCGGCGAGAACCTTTGCAGCAAGCTTCTTCGCTTCGAGCTGGGCATCAGGCGGCGCTTGGTCCGCCGCAATCTGCGCGCGCTGGTACTGCGAGAACTGCGCCTTGTCCGGTGTGCGGATGACCGCCATGCCCTTCACGGTGTCGACGCGCGTGAGCTCGACCCCCGGATACTTCGCCTTGAGCGCGTCGATCGCGTCGAGGTTTTCGAGCTCGAGGAGCGCCGCCTCCTCGTCTTTTGCGTTCGCAACGGCTCGCTCTTCTGCGGCCTTCGCCAAGCGTCGTTGCTCGAGGCGCTCGACGGCCGACATTGTGCCCGTGACTCCGTTTTGCTCGCTCATCGAAGCCCCACGAATGCGCGCGACGGGTTGATCATCTTGACGCCGTTTCGATAGACGCCGTCCTCGATGAGGAGCGGCGACGTGTCGTTCAGGTGCTTCGAATCGCCTGCGCCGAACGAGATGTCGCTCTCGATGAGGCGGCACTTTCGAGCAGCGACATTGAGCGTCGGGTCTACCCCGTTCGTGATCGTGACTTGGATGTCGAACTTCACGAGCCCGTGAGACTTCGTCGGGTGAAGTGCCGACAGCGTGTCTCGAATGAATTGGAACTCCTGAAGCGCGATGCTGATGTTGCCGCCCGGCTTATAGTTGCCGTCCGTCGACCCGACGGGACCGTACGAGCCCGCGGCGTCGACGAGCTCTGGCGAGATGACCTCTTTCAGGTCGAGCTTTTGGAGCCCGACCAGGAGTATCGAATTGCCGCCGGGGATGACGATCCGCGTTTGGCAGTTCGCCGGGGAGACGTAGGTGCCGTTCAGAAGGGGCATGGTGGTTCCCTCACGCCGTCGGCAGCGTCGCCGCGAAGCCGATGGTCAGGTTGATGTACTTTTCCTCGCCGTACGGGAGGATGCGGATCGCGACGTTGTCGGTCTTCGTCGTGAGGATGTTCACGGAGCGATCGACCGTGACCGTGCGGTCGACAGCGCGCCCCTGATTGACGAGATCATCGTCGATCCGCGCCTTCGCCCCGTTCTCGAGGAAGTCGGCGTACGCGGGCTGAATCGTCCCCGTCGAGGTGACGGGCGGCGTTTCCTGCACCTCGTTAGTGAAGTAATCGTCCATCGACTTTTGACCGATGTCCTCGACGCGACCGAGTCGCCACGTCGAGAAGTCGGACCCCATCGGCGAGAAGAGCTTGCCCTCGGTGATGTAGACGGCCTTCCCCTTCGACGCGTAGGTGCGCGCGGTCGTGAATCCCTGCGAAGCAATAAGCGGGGAGTCGAGCCCCGGATAATTCACCTCGTTGTGGCCGATCGCGTTTCCGTTCCGATCGACGAGCGACGCGTCGAGCGCCCCCGTCCCCGAGCCGTCATTCTTCACGCGGCCGAGCTCGTATCGTGCGCTGTCGAACTTGCACGCGAGTTCGCAGCAATGCCATGCGACCGGGCGGAGATAGACCGACTGGTCGATTGCGCTCACGGTGCGCAGGTCGCCCGCGGCGACGAGCATTCGTTTCTCGGTGAACGTCGCCCAATCGGCGATGAGGACCGCCTGCCATGTCGCATCGTTCGCCGCCGACCAAGTCACGCTCGAGGCCATTCGAACGGTCTCGACGATCGCGCGGACGTAGCGCTTCGCGGTCGCGAACCCTTGCAACTTCGTTTGAATCGTCGCGGCCTCGGTCGAGTTGCACGAACCGACGATGTGGATGAAGTCGAAGGCGATGCCGCCCACACCGATGGCGTCAAGCGCCGTTCCGATGTCCGTCGCCGACCACTTCGGCTCCGTCGTCGTGAACGAGCACGACTCGCCGGCGACGAGCGTCCCCGCAGCGAAGTGGAGGGTGATCCCCGTGTTCGGAATGAGGTACACGTTTGCCGTTCCGAGCGGGGTGATCGGGCCGAACGTCTCGCCGTTGTCGAACGAGATCTGAAACGATGCGCCCGCGACGCCGATCGTGGCGCCGGTGACGACGAGAAAGACGATCTTCGGGTAGGTGTCGTTTGCGGTGCCCGTGGTCGTCACGACGCTCGTACCCGTCGCGAACGCGGAGACCGACCCTTGTGCGCCGGCGGTTGTGTTGCCGGTCTTGCAGAATCCGACCGTCGCGCCCTTCGCGCTCTGACGAGCCGCTTGCTGCGGGCCCGGCCCATAGCCCCAATCCGTCACGATCTGCGCCTGCGAGTTGGGCGCGTAGAGCTTCATCGTGTTCACGGTGCCCGCGCTGGACACGCCCATAATCATCGGGGTCAGACCGGGCGTCGGCTGAACGAGCCCAAGCTGTCCGTCGAGGACCGTTTCCGTTACGCCGCCGAGGGGTGTTCCCATCGTCTATCTCCTCATCCGTCCGTCGTGCCGTCGCCGAACTGCAAAAGGACGCCAGGCACGAAGACCGTTCCGGTCGCGAGCTGGTACGTCGTGTCGGGGATCTCGAGGTTGACCTCGAGCGTTGTGACCGTCTCGACGCCCGCGATGTTTTCGCCCGCGTCGGTAATTTGTGAATCGCCCCCGTCCTTCGCTCCGGGAACGTAGATCTCGAATGAACGCAGCACCGCCGCCGTTAGCGTTTCGGCCGCCGAGAGGTCCGCTTCGTATTGGGTCGCAAAGGAACCGATCGGCGCCTGCGACCAGCAATGGACCTCGAGCGTGCGTGAGAGCGTGAAGAGAGGCCGCGGGTTGCCACCGAGAAGGCGTGGAGCTCGAAGCTTGCCGCGCCCAATCGGAATAACGAGAACCGACCCGTTTATCGTGCCGTACCCAATGACGTTGAATGCGGCCGTCGGGTCTCGATATTGGTCGAGAAACTGTTTTCCAAAGTAGACCTTGCCCGTGTACCCCTGAGCGGCGAGGTCCGCCCGCACGCGCACAATCGCTCCCGCCGTCGTAGGAAACGAGGGGCCGATCGTCCGCGGATCTGTGGGCACTAAATCGTTTCTTGGAAGTGCTTTTGGGCTTCGGCACGGAGCACTTCGACCCAGTTTCGCGGCGTCTGCTTCGGAAAGAATCCGCGCAGCGCGAATCGCGCATATGCAATGCCGAACCGAACCCCCACGGTCGCCCCGTCGACCACCTGCTCGAGCGAGGCGAGCATTGCGCCGGTTCGCTGAAGAGACTCCCGCGTCCCCCGGCGATAGGTCGCAGCTACGTCACTGATCGCGCGCCCGCCGAGCGTCGTTTGACCCTGCACAGCCTCACGAGTGAGCTCGACGAGCCGCGGTGCGCCGGTCTCAGCTGTGAGCGCTGGCACACGCGGGGCGTTCGCCAGCTTCGCGCGCATTCTCGCGAGCGAGGCGAAGTCTCCCGTGAGGCCCATTCACCAGCCCCGAGGAGCCCGCGAGTAGACGTTCGCCGCGGCACGAGGAGCGGGCGACGAGTCCGTCACCTGAAGCGAACGCTTCCCATTATCGACGTCCTCCCAGAACTTTTCGGCCTGCTTGAGCGCAGTCATCACGGACGCGCCAGACGGATCGGTCGGGTTCCATCCACGATGGTCGAGCACCAGATACTTCGCGTATTGGCAGACCGCGATCTTCAGGTCGTTCGACCATTGGGTCAGCGGGAGCGTGTACCTTGACCGAAGGTACCCATCGGCCCACGCTGACGCTGCTTGAAGAAACGGATCGAGGGCCGCGTCGGTGTAATTCGCAATCGCTCCCGCCGCGAGACCGAATGACCGGAACTCGGCGGCGGAGGCGTATTGCGTGCTCACCAGAAAACCGTGATGCCCGTCGCGCTCGTGCCGGTCTGGTAGATCTTGGTGATTGCGATGTCGATCATCCCATCAGCCGGAAGCGTGATGGTGTCGGTCATCGGCGTAGTTTGACCCTTCGCCGGCGACGCGTAGTCGACCTTGATTGCTCCGGCGCCGTGTACGCGGACGCGTCGCGCTGGCGGCGTGATAGTCGCGTCACCTCCGGTCATGTCGGCGAGCGTGACGCTTCCGACGGCCGGCCGAAGCGGGTCATCGGAAGCGCCGCCGTCCGCGGGTCCCTGAAGCGTCTGCGCCATCAGCTACCCGACGCGAGGTTCTTCAGGGCTGCGAGCTCGCCCGTGATGCGACCGTGAGCGGCGGAAAGCGCAGCGTGCTCGGCGCGAAGCTTGCCGAGCTGCTCTTTCGTGTCCGCGTGCGCACGCTTCTCCGCCTTGAGCGCGTCGGCGGCCGAAGAGATCGCTTTCTCCGTTGCCGTGAGGTTCTTCGGAGCGGCGCCGAGCTCGACGATGAGGTCCCGATTGGCCTTGAGCTCTTCGAACTGCTCGACCGTGATCGTCTTCGAGATGAACTCCCCGTCGGGGATGAACCCGACGATCGAGTGTCGTCCCGAGAACCGCGTCGGCGTCGAGCGAAGCCGGACTTCGATCTTCTCGTCGCTCACGCCGAAGCCCTCGCAAGGAGCTGCCACAAGCCGTACCCGACGGCTCCGCGGGCGTCTCCGGCGTACCGGAGTTCGCGCTTGTTCACGACGTGGTCGAGGAACGGCATGCTCAGATCGAGCAGCTGCGGCGCCTGGCGAACCTGCTTGATGAGCGGCTTGAGCGGGAAGCCATTGAGGCATCCAAGCATCCAGGTCGTGTCGCAGTTGATCGACGTGCCGGCACCGGGGAAGCCCGCCGGTACCGTGATCGTCCCCGACCAGCGCGGCAGAACGACGAGCTTCGCCGTTCCCTTGTTGATGTTCGTGCCGGCCATACCGTTCGCGATCGCGACGTTGAGCAAGTCGGCTTCGACGATGTCTTTTCCGGTACCCTCGAGCGCCGGGCCGACGAACAGCGTGTCGGGCACGATCTGGAGAGGCGATTTGTCCTCACCGACGAGCGCCATCATGTTCTGCCGCACGGTGCGGTAGTTCGCGGCGTTGAGCGCCATTCCGGACGCGTAGAGGTTCGACTGATTCGCCGAAGTAGAGTCGTACGGATTGATCGGATGCGACGCGCTGAAGAACGGTTGCGCATCGTAGACGTTGTTCACGCCACCAGCGACGAGCGCATAGAGCGCGGCCACGTCCCACAGCTGCTTCGCCGCGAGGCCAAGCATCTTGAACGAGTCCGAGTAGATTCCGAGCTTGTCATCGGCGACCTTGAACTTGTCGACCGACACCCCATCCTCGAAGGCGATGTTGTAGAGCGTCTGGACGTACGCATCGAGGTTGTTCCAGACGCGCTCGCCGAGCCACGGCCGGAAGAGCGGAATCTTCGCGAGCCATGCGTAGTTTTCGGCCTCGCCGTCCGATGTACGATCCGACATGAGCGGATCGAAGTACGTCGGCGCAGACGCGAGCGCGTTCTTGAAGACGGTGTTGTAGCCCTGAAACTGGCTTTGAAGCGCGTTGGGAGTGAGTTCCACGTTCGTCCTCTCAGTTCGTGATGAGCACGTCGATCACGGACGTGTCGGTGTTCTGGACGGTGCCCGCCGCGACCTCGGCGAGGATGTTCACAGCCGCCGTTCCAGCGACGCCCGCGATGCGCGACGCGCCGGGCGCGCCGTACATGATGGTCGTGGTGACGGTGCCGCCGACGGTCTTGCGCGTGCACGCTACGACGCTCGTTGCGGTCGCGAAGAGGAACAGGGCCTCTCCGCCGCCGCCCGCGCCGATGGTGTACGTGCCGGCCGCGAGAGTGACCGAGAAGCGAAGCGCCTCGGGGTAGAACTTCGGGTCGTTCGTACCGACCAGATTTCCCGTGCCCGTCGCGCGCGCGATCCAGCAAGTGCCCGATCCGATCGTGCCTTCGCTCACGTTCACGCTCTCGCCGTTGATGATGGTCGAGCCGGTGAGCGCATCCGCGCCGCGCGTGAGCACCGCCTTTGCGGAAGCTCCACCGAGCGAGGTCACAACGTAGATGCCGTTGTCAGCCGCGGTCGTCTGCCCCGCGAGGAGCACGCGATCGCCGACCGCCGGAGCGACGCCGTCTTGCGTGGCAAGCGCGCCGTTGCTCGTTGCGGTGAGAACGCCGGAGACGTTCGTTCCCGCGAAGTTCGTCGGGAAGACGCACCGAACGGGCGCGTGATACCCAAGGTCAGCCATCAGGGCGGCCGTCTGCGGAACCGTCGCGGCGCCCGCGATCGCCATTCCGAAGCAAACCCAGACGCCGCCGTCTGCATCGACGTCGACGATCTTGCCTGCGCGGGAGAGCGTCCCGCCCTTGTCGGTGCGGGCGACCGTGTTGTCGTCCAGACCGAAGCAATCGTTTCCGATGTCGGTGATGAGCGGCGCGTCGGCGCCGGCGCCAGGGCTCATCTTCCGGATGCCCGTTTTGATCTTCGTCTTGAGCTGACCGTTCGTGCCGGTCGTATTGTCGTCGATGCCGGCGACCGGCGCCGCACCGCTCGTTGCGGTTTGGCCGCTGACGAGGAACGGATCGCAGATGCCGAGGCAGATGAGCCCAGGCGCTGCGGTCATCGGCGTCGCGTAACCGCTCGAGTCGATAACGATCATCCCGCCTTGAATGCACTTGGAGCCGCCCTTGATGCCGACCTCCATCTCTTGGGGGATCGGCATCGAGCCGCGGGACTTCGTGTCACGGGGAGTGGTCAGAGCGGTCATGTCACGCGCTCACTTTCTTGGATGCGTCCTCGGCCTTGCTCTTCGCGAAGTCCTCCTCGGAGATTCCGAGCATCTTCGCGACCTTCTTGTCGTCCGCCGTGAGAATGACGGCGGTCGTCTTGGTTGCGCCGGGCGTCGACTCGCTCTTCACGGCGTGCGTGGGGAGCGCTTCGATGTACGCCTCGAGCGCATCCTTTCCGATCTTCTCGCCGAGCTTGATCGTCGCTTCCTTCTTGCCAGGCTGAACCTTCCCGTCGCGCGTGGCTTGGCGAACGAGGTCGGCGATCTCTTTCTTGGCGAGCTCGCTCTTGAGCTTCGCGTTTTCGGCGCGGAGCCTTGCGTTCGCGGCCTTCGCTTTCATCTTCCGTTTCTCCTTGGGAGCGGGCGGTTTCGGCGAGGGCTTCGGGGGAACGGGGGGATCGTCTGACGCCTCGTCTTCGTCTTCGTCCTCCATGTCGTCTTCGGCCTCGTCTTCGTCCTCGTAGCCGTCGGCCTCGTCCGAATCGCCATCATCATGGTCATCGCCGTCATCCGAGGAGGGCGGCGGGGGAGGCGCCTCGAGCTTTGCGAGCCGCGCTTCGAGGTCGGCCATCTTCTGCTTTTCTTCGTCCGTCATTGCGGTGTCTCCAGCACGCGCCGCGATGGCGGCCGTCAATGTGGTGTCCAAACTGCCGATCCCATCGATGAGCCCGGAACTGCGCGCAGCAGGCCCGAAGAACATCGCGCCCCCAAGCGCCTTCACCTGCTCGGGGTTCATGTTTCGCCTTGCGGCGACGAATCTGATGAATTGGTCGGCGAGCGTGTCGACGCGCGCCTGAAGCTGCTGCGACGCCGCGTCCGTGAGCGGCTCGATCGGATTGCCTTCGGCCTTCCGCGGACCGCTTCGGAAGATGGTATACTTGAGGCCTTCCTTTTCATTGCGCGCGGTTTCGTCGCAATGGATTGCGAGACACCCCACGCTTCCGATCTCGCCCGACGTCGGCATGAAGATCCGATCGGCAATGCACGCGAGCGCGTAGGCCGCGGACGCGATGCATTCGTCGGCGTACGCATAGACCGGTTTTCCTGCGCGCGCCTTCACGGCGAGCATTCGGTCGATCGCCTCGAAGAGTCCCGCGGCGTCCCCGCCGGGGGAATCGATCGCGAGTACGACCGCGCCGACGTCCTCGTTCTCGAGCGCGTCACACACGCGGTTCTCGATGGCGTCGTAACCGTCGGAAAACCCGCACATGTTCATCGTCGCGCGTTGCGTGAGCGGGCCTTGAATCGTGACCACCGCGACCGCTCCGCCGTTCGTGGCGGGAGTCATTGCCGGGGGCGCAGGGGGCTCGTCGGCGAGCGCAAACGCGCGACCGATCGCTCGTTTGTCGATTGCGAGAATGGGGGAGGCGTGTGCTCGCGCGAGCTCCGGCGTGAGCACGAACGGCTCTCGAGTCTTTCGCTCGGCCGGCCAGAGCTCCGCTCGAGGGCGACGCATCCGAACGGGGCCACGACGAGCGACATCGAGCTTCACGCGATCACCTTCGGGGCCGCGTGCTGGAGCGCGCGCAACATGCCGCCTTGGACGCATTCTCGGCAGACTTCGATTTGTCGTCCGTTCACGTTCTGCGATTGCCATCCGTCGGGCCGTTTCGAATTAGAGACGCCGCATCCCATGCACGAGGCATGGCGAACCACCCGAGGGCGGTCGGGTGTGTGGTGCGGTCGTCCCTTGTTCACGCTGCTTCGCGTTCGCCTGATTCCGCCGGTGCAGGCGGTTCGGTATCCGGAGCCTTGGCGGTGAGCGCCGCCTTTTCCTTCGCCTCGGCCGCCAGCGTTGCGACTTGAATCGCTGGAAGCACCGACTTCACGAGCTTCACGCCGATGCGTTGCCCGAATGCTTCGATCGCTTCATCCGAGATCGAATAGCCGCCGTTGGTCGCGTTCAGCAGGAACTGTCCGACGCTCAAGAGGGTGTCGGCGAATTCTTTCTTGTCGGGAGGGGGCTCGGCATCCCAGCACGGGAGCGGAGCGAGGTCGGCGTCGTCGAAGTTGAACTCGCACACGCACCGAAGAAGTTGGTCACGGAGGCACGTTTCGAGCGGGCCGACGATTCCGTCAATGCGGTCGAGCGTGACCTTGCTGAAGACGCCCCGCGCGACATAGGGGCCGCTGGAATTGTCGGTCGTGGCGTTCTGGCCCAGCAGGCAGATCGCGATATTCGCTTCGCATCGGAGCATGAGCTTCTCGAATGCGGCGCCGTGATCGAATTCCGCTTCCAAAAGGTCAACGTCGAAACCGGACTTGTCGGAGCCGGCCCCGATCGTGGCGAGCTCGATGATTCCGTCGGCGCCCATCGATCGAAGGTCGCTAACGAACTTGTCCTTGTCGGGCTCGTCGGCCTCGGTCGGGATCTTCGCGCGGATTACGCCTTGACCAAGAACCTCCGAATGGCGGGCCCAATCGCGACCCGCGAAGTCTCGAAGAAGCCACCACTTCCAAAGGTTGACGACCGCGCCGCTTCTGTGCCCGCGAAGCCCCGAGAACGAGAGCAGGAGCCACTTCCCGTCGCCCGGCGTCACCTCGATGGCGCCGTCCGCGGTAATGACGATGTACTTGCGGGTCGTTTCCAGCCAGTAGACGTGCTGAATGTCCCAAACCTTGAGCCCGATCGGCCTCCAATCGTCCTCGGAAGTGTCCCAAACCACCTCGGCGAGACCGATTCCGGCCATGATTGCCCAGCGAATCCACTCGAAAAGAGTCGGATCTGGGAGCGACTTGCTCCACAATTCGGCGATAAACTGAACCGCCTTTGCGCCTTTTGCCGTGTCTTTTGCGGGCTGGAAGGCGAATGGCAGCCGCAGAATCCCGAGGATCAGGGTCTGAAGCGCGCTCGCAATGCGATCGTCCTGGAGCATTGCCGCGATCAGCATCGACGACATGCTGAATTGTCCAAGATGATGCTGGGAAACGATCGCTTGGACCTGGTCGACGTCCCATTTGTTGCTGAGAACGTTGCTGACCGGGTATTCGCGATAGGTCCTCTTGACCGCAGCCCTATTGGGCGTGGGGGCTTGCGGCACCTGCGGCGCGCTTGGGTCGAAGGTGAGGGGCCCGAGATCCACTTAGCGGCCCATCCTGAACTTCTGCGGTGAGACGCCGCCGTGAAGCTTCGGCGCTTGGCCGTTGCACATCAATTCGGTGAGACCCCACACGAGCGCGTCGAGACGATCGGGGCTTTGCGGCGTGGTGAGCGGGTCCCACGTCATCATCTGCTCTTCGAGCTTCCCGAGCCCTTCGGGCGCGTGGAGAACCCGCCCCTGCTCGTACAGGGCCGCGACGGGCTCGGCCCGCGTGGCCTTCCCTTTGAGGGCCTGAACGTCGGTGAATCGAATGTGATGGTCGATGGTCCGAAGGGTGTGCTCGACCATATCGCCGCCCCGGTTCGTCTCGGCGATGATCGTGTCCGCGTTGAACTCGGCCCGCGCGGCGATCGTCCTCCGCGCCCATTCCGCGGGGGAGAACTTCCCCGACCTGTCGGCGATCACGTATCCGCGCTTGTCGACGCCAAGGCCGACCACGATGATTCCGGTTTCGTCGCTCCCCGAATTCGCTGTGATGGCCGGGTCGATCGAAACGATGACCCGTCGCATCTCGGGAAGCGTCTTCCAGCGCTGAATCCAACCGAGCTTGAACAGCGCATCCGCGTCGTCGAGGATCTCGCCGTCGAGCTCCTGTCGTCCGAGGCGTGAAGCGCCGTAGGCGTGGACGATGTCCCGAATGAATTCGGGGGGGAGGTTCGAACGGTTCGCGTAGGTGCTCCCGCGCGTGACGGCGACGGTCGGAATCTGAGGCTTCCCGTCCGAGTCGTACGGCAGGCTGCGGGCAACCAGGTCGCGAAGGTATGGAAGGGGGCGCGGAGTCGTCGTGTAGAGCGCGCGCGGACGGCGACCGAGCCGGAGGCCCATCTTCAGGTTCGCGAGCGTCTCTTCGGCGTATCGGAACGCCGCGACCTCATCGACCCATGCTCGATCGTGCTGAGGCCCGCGTAGCTGGTTGGGCTCTTCGTCCGAGTACGCCTTCGCGATAGCGCCCGTGTGGAACGTGATCTGCCGCTTGGACGGCTCGTAGCGCGGCCGAATGTGTTCGGGAAAGACCGCGAGAATTCCGGACTCCCCTTCGATCATGACGTCGCGCACGTCCGCCGCCGACTGACCGACGAGCGCGATTCGACGTGCGCCCGCGTCGACCTCGCGGCGGACCCATTCGGCACCAGAGCGCGTCTTTCCGAACCCGCGGCCGGCGAGGATGAGCCACACCGACCACGCCCACTGCGGAGCGAGTTGCTCCGGACGCGCCCAGAAGCCCCAGCAATGCTCGAGCGTTCCAATGTCGACCGGCGTGAACTGAGCGCGCAAGTCGGGCGCCAGACGCGAAAAGCGTTCGGCGAGCGACGGAGCGGCTGTCACTGAATCGTTGGTACGGCGGCGGGCTCTTCGGTATCGAGCATCGCCTGAATCTTGGCGAGGACGCGCGCAGTAGCGCCGTCGTCCTTCGTGTCGTCGTCGGGCGTATCCGCGCCGGCGTAGTGAAGCTTCAGATCCGTCAGCTTGGCGAGCCTGTCGACCACGCGGAAGTACCGGAGGTGTTCCTTCGCCGTGGCGTTGTCGGATTCGATCTTGGCTCCGATGCTCCGGGCCATCTTGGCGAGGCGCGAGGCTTCGAGCTCGAGACGGTCGAGGTCCTCGGTCAGCCCACCGACCAGCTTCTCGCGGACGACGTTTTTCGCGGCATCGGCTCGGCTGTCACGCGTTCTCGAAAGGAACCGTCCAACCGCCGTGTGGGAGACCTTCAGCCCTCCCCCCGCGAGGTCCTCGGCGATCTGCCGGTTCGTCTTCCCCGCACCAGCGAGCACCAGGATGCGACTTTCGTGGTCCGGGGTGAGCTTTTGGTGCGCCATCAGAAAGTCGCTGTGGTGCGTTTGCGAGGTCCCGGGTCCGCCGACCGGCTTTTCGCCCTGTAAAAAACAGCCCCCACCTGGGGTAGGCGCGCAGAGCCCTCTCTTAGAGAGAGCTAGAGGCTTGTAGGCTCATGCAGGCTCGTGCAGCAGAATCCGCCTCAGGCGCCCCCATGAAAGTCTTTCAGGGCTTCCAGGGACCTCTCCAGCTGGGGGAAGGCTTGGAGGAGGTCCGCCAGCCAGACGACGCGACCGCGCTTGGTTCCAATGGTCTCGACGGAGACGCCGTGACGGCCGAGCCAGGCGACGACAGTGCGCTCGTCGAAGTCGAGGAGCTCGGCAAGGTCGCTCACACGGTAGGCCACGGCGGGCCTCAGGGGCGGCTTGGTCATCGACCCGACCTCGACTCTACGACCACCAAGCGAGGCGCGCCACGCGGGCCGAGGACGACGATGCGGCCGTTGACGAACCTCACGCCGGCTTCCTCATGCCGGATGACCCGCGGCCACACGACGGGCTCCCGCTCGCGCTTCAGAGCGGCGCGCCTGTCGATCGCCTCGATGAGCGCGTCTTCCACACGGTTGCTCACTTTGCCTCCACGAATTCGCGCAACGCGGTCCGAAGCATGTCTTTCGCTCGCGCTCGGAGCGCATCGGCTTCCGTCGTCGCAAGCTTCTCGATTCGCCTGGCTGCGGCGATCACGTCCTCCCGGTCGGTAAGCCATGCGGCGACCCCGGCGAGCTCGTACCAGCGTCCGAGCCCCGCCCATCGGTGCGGCGTGTACGCCAGGCGAAGCACGCGCTCGAGTGGCGCCCCAATCGCCGTGAGCCTTCGGCTCGTGTCGGTCCATCGGAGGTACGCCGACGTTTGGCGCGAGGCGGCGGCCTCGGGCTGCTCGCCGCCGCCGCTCGGCTCAAGTGACACGCCGCGAAGCCCGAGTTCGCCTTCGGCCTCGCCGAAGAACCAACGGAGCTCGATCGCTGCCTCGCGAATATTCACGCGCACCTCCGGGCGGACCGCTTATCGATTCGACTCGTTTTGATTTGTGTGATGAATCGGCGTTTGCGACCCATGAATTCGATCGACATGCGCAATTGTTTGAGATCACCCAGCGTCTCCACACGAACACGCGGCATCCGCGCCGACCTTTCAAGCTCGAAGAGCTTGTCATCGCAGAGCGCGCAAACCGAGACCACGCATTCGAATGCCGACGACCAAAGCCCTTCGAAACACGGCCCGCCGCAAAAGCTGCAACGGTCGAGCGCGCTCACCCAATCTCCACGACGGTCACGCGACCGGTTTCGGTGAGCCGTCGGCGAATTCCGTCGCCGTAATGCTGCGAAAGCTGCTCGTCGCTGAAGGCGGTCGTCCAGATGTTCGCGAGCCCGGTGCGACGGTGGTACACAAGGTCACAGACCGCGCTTGGCTTGTTTCCGGCGAGCTCGAAGCCGATGTCGTCGAGAAGCACGAGCGGTGTCGCCTGTGCGGCTTGCATGAACTTCCACGCTTTGTCGGCGCGCTCCTGCTGGGCGTGAGCTTGCGAGAGCTCGACGCTCGAAACGAATCGCCCGCGCGCTCCGCTTGCGATGCGCCGGCGAAGAATCGCGACCGCGAGCGAGGTTTTGCCGTAACCGCTCGGCCCTCGCACGAGCACGTCGCCCGTGCTGTGAATCGCGGCCCGAATGCGCTCGACCGCGTCTTTCGAGAACTTCGTTCGATCGATGAGCAGTTTTTGCCAATTGGGTCGAAGCACCCAACCGAATTCCGCCGGAACCGTACGAAGGTCGCGCTCCGCCGATTCGGCCTTTTCGACCTTTCGAAGATCTTCCTCGGCGGATTGATGTTTCTTCACCCATTCGTCGCGCGTGAGCTCAGCGGGGGATTCGATTGCGGCAAGCAAGTCTCGAATCGGGGCGGGGTCCGTCATGGTTCGTCTCCGAAAAGGGAATCGTTTGCAAGGCGGGCTTCGATGACTTCGGGGGTCAGCGTCGGGTCTTTGGGCGGGTCGATTGGCTTGGCGGTTTCCCAGCCCTGGGGCTTTCCGGGCGGGTCGTGCTGAACGCGGTTGTTCGTGTACGCGGGAGCAGGTCCGTTCTTGGTCGCGCGACGCTTGGCGCGCTCTTTCGCGGCGCCGCAGAACACGCGAACGCGACGCCACGTGACGTTGGTGAGCTCTCCGTCGAGCGTTTCGGCGGCGGCGTCGGCGATCGCCGAGATCACCTGCTCGACGCTCGTCCCCGACAACATGCGAGGCCCTTCGAGTCGTGCTGCGTGATTGCCTTCGGCGAAGGACGCGGTCTCGGGATGGGAGGCGAGTGCCGCTCGGATTCGCTGAACCTCCACCGAATCGTTCGACGGCGCGGATGCCGGTCTTGGCGCCGGTGCTTCAGCTGGCATCCATGGCACTAACGGTTCTGTGATCTCTTTCTGGGTCGGGATCGGGATCGGGCCATTGGCCGGCGATTGACCGGAAGAAACCGGTTTCGTGTCCGTCGTGAAACCGGTTTCAGATTCGGTTTCATTCCGGTTTCGTTTCCGGTGTTCGGCGAGATTCTTCCGCTTGCGCTCACGCTCGGCTTCAACCGCTTCCTTGGTCGGCTGGTAATCGATCCAGTCGTGGAATCGGAAGCCGTCTACGTCTGCGCGGAAGCGGTTGCAGTGCTCATGACCGGCTGGGCAAGGGGCGTTTGCCGGATGCCACATGCCGACCAAGACGAGGCGCGTCGCGGCTCTGTCCGCTGCCTTTGGGTCCGCGAGCTTCATCACCCGAGCGCGCGTGATGACGCCGTCGGTGAGCTGAGCGCTCGAATACGAGAGCGCGAGAGCCCACAGCCCCATCGCCTCGAGGCCGGCCTGCTCGGGCTTCGGATGCGCGTGCAAGCGGTCGTCTACCTTGCCCCAGGTCATGCTGCGCTCCGTGCTGGACAAGAGTTCGCCGAAAGACCGAGCAGCCAATTCGCAAACGCAACCGGCGTCCGGCGACGTTGTTGCGCCGAACAGATTTTGATTCCACTTGGGCAAACGCCGCGACCGTCGCGTTTGGCTCTTTCCTTGTCGCGCGTGCCGCATACCCAATGTGTCGGCGTTCCCCGCGGTGGAAAGTCGCCCAGCGTCCGAATGCCCACCAGATAGAGCCACGTGGGCTTTCGCGCGACGTGCCCCCAATCGCATTGGTCAACGCGCACAGTGACCCCCCCCCATGCGTCAGGCAGCTCGCCCGGGACCGGCATCTCGCATCGAGCCCAAAGCAAAGAGCCCTCAGGGTGCTCGAGGACGCCGCCGTGCGTTCGGACCTGCTCAACGGCTCGAATTGCGAGCTCTGGCGAATCCTTTCGCGACATATGACGCAGTCGCCCCCATGGCCCGCACGGCGGATGCGCGACGACGGGCAAGGGTCCGTCATACGTTCGCGCGTCCCGCTTCTCGTCGTACCAATCGACGACGAGCTTCGGATACGGGCCGCGTGGGTCCACGTAGAGGGCGACGACGTCGGTTCTCATTGCCCGGTCGCGGTGTACTTGGTGCCTCGGTTTCGGCCTTCCTTGCGGAGCTTGCCGTCGTCGACGAGCGCGGCGAGGGACTCGCGGTATTCACCGCCGCACGCGGCGCCGATCTGAATCGCATTCGAGCCCGGATTCTTGATGACGAACGCGAGCACGGCGGCGCGGCTCTCGATGTTCTCGGGCTTGACGTCGCGATCCTTGGAGGCCTTTTCGGGCGCCGGTTTCGAAGCTGGCTTGCGCTTGGGCTTGGTTTTCGATGGGGGCTCGGCCGCGACGGCCTTCGCCTTATCCGAAGAGGCCGAGCCGATGATCGCGCGATACCAATCGCCGGCCTGTTCGTCCGTCATGGTCGCGACGAATGCTTTCGCGGCGCGGCCGAGCGTATTCGAATCGAGCGTTCTGGCGATTGCGTCTGTGAGGGTAATCATCGTGAGCGTCTCCGGGCGTTAATGCGTTCTTGGGTCTGTCGGGCGCGAGCGTTCGCGGCGTCCGAGTCGAGTCGATTCATTCGACGGCGACGGGCGAGAGCGAAGTCGAGCCCCGTTTCCGTGGGCTGGACTCGATGCCGATGTTCGCGTTCGGCTAGCACTCTTCGCCAAAGGGGCATCATCGCGAGAGCCCTTTCGTGTTCGGTACCACGTCGCACGGAATCACAAGCGCTCGAGCTCGGCGCTCGGCACGCGCGCGAATGAACTCCGCTGCGACGGGCGTGCGGCGCTTGTCGACGAAGACGCGCGGCGCGACCGGAGCCGGGGCAGGCGAGCGAATGGACGACGCGATTCCAAGCTTCATGCTGCCCTCCGCCCAACGACCTTCCGGCCCTTGCGAGAAACGTCGAATTGGTTCGACTCGGTCGTGCCCAACGACAGATGCGACGGGCGCACGCAGCGCGGCTCATCGCAAAGGTGCATAACGAGCAGTCCGGTCGGGATCGGGCCGTTATGAATCCGCCAAGAGAGGCGCGAAGCGCGTACCTCGACGTTGCCGACGCGCACCTTGGCATACTGGTCCTTGTCGATCCGTCCGGTCCACATCCAGCACAGCCACGCTTCTGGGCGTGGAACGAACGAGGCAAAGAATTGCCCTCGCAAAGCGAGGAGCTGTTCGTCGTCGATGTCGCGCATCGGGCGTGGCGCGTGCGCCACCCCGCACGCGCTGCATTGCGGTGCGGAGCGAATGCGCGTCACGCTCTTGACGACTACGCGACCGCAGTCGCACTCACATAGCCAAGTTCGGCCGGCGGTAGGGTGCGCCGCCAATTCTCTGACGAGAATGAGAGATCCAAAGCGGTCTCCGATAGAGACCCTAATCGCGGCGGGCATCTAACTAACCCACCCGGTCGCGCTGACCTCGGCCTCCGTGATCGCGCCCGTCTCGACGTCGCGCCGGCTCGGCAATGTGTCTGGGATGTCATCGAAGTCTAGTCCGTGCTGCGCATACGCTTCGCATGTGCGAACGGCCTGCGGAGCGAGTGAGCAATCCTGATCGGCCCGCCATTTGTCGGCGTGCTGTGCATTAGACGCGTTAAAAAAAGACACGTGTGTGGTCAAAGTCCCCTCCATGGGATTACTTGGGAAGCAGAGAAAGAAGCGTGTCGAGGCAAACGCCGACAAGGCGCGCGTCGTCGACATTGAAACCGAGAGCGCTATCGTTATCGGCTCGTCGGCCGAGGCCCTTCGCAATGAGACGAAGGAGAATCGGCATCTGGACGAGCGCGATGACCTCACCGAATGTCACGGGGGACTGACCGCTAGCGAGCTGGGCGCCTTCACGGTCAGACTCGAGACCGAACGCGGCGGCGAGATCGCCGTCGGATACACCCGCAGCCCTCTGGGCTTCCACGAAGTCCTGGGCACCGCGTTCCCGTGCGTGGGCGCGAAGAGGCGACTTCAAGCGGAGCGTCTTCGGCACCTCGCCGCCGCGCAGCGTGCGTGGGAGAGCCTTTGCGCGCGCTTGCGGCGGTGACTCGGGCGCGACGGGGGAACGAAGCGCGCTCACGCGTCGAGCTCCAACGCCGGAACGGTCTCGCTCTCCCGCGCGAGTCGCGAGAGCTCCTCTTCAACGCGGTCCTCGATTCGGTCATCGCGAACGTCGAACGCGATCACGATCGCGAACGTCGCCACGGCGAGCGCGAGACATGCGAGGAGCAGGGCCGCGAGCGCCATCAGGCCGCGCCCTGAACGTCGGCCGGTTCATCCCACGCTTCGCTCGGAATCCCCAGAGCGGACAGACGTTCTCGGTGTTCGATGTCGGGTTTTGCGAATCCGGAAAGCCACTTTGCGACCGCTTGCGGTGTGACACCGAGTCTTCGCGCGATCCCCGCCTGCGTTTCGACAGGAGGTCGCACCAGTTCATGCAGTCGCCGAGCGCCGATGGAGAGTCCCATGTCCGACGACACTAACGCTATGGTTGGTGGTTGGCAACCACTAAACGGACCCGTTGCGGTTGATTCTGCCAACCGGCAGGATCTGCCCATGGTTGCTTCAGGACGTCAGGAAGACGCGCTGCGCGTTCTTGCGGCGGTAAGGGAAGAAGCCGGCAGCCTTCAGAAGGCAATCATCGTCATCCGCGAGCGCACCGGGCTCTCCGTGACCACGGAGGGTTTGCGAAAGGCGTTGCAATCCAAGCGGGTCGGAAAGCCACTGCTCGAGATCGCCGACAAGCTTTCAGCGCCGAGCGCTCCCGTCCGAAGCACACAGGCCGATCCGCTGACATACGGCGAGGCGGAAGTCGTCTTCGCGGACTACATCTCGGCAAGCATCCAAGAGGGAAAGAAGGAAGAGGCGATCGCAACGGTGGAGGGAGCTCGAGCGCGCCTCGCGTTGAGGAAAGGGCTCGTCACAAAAGAGATGGCGGCGGATGCCCTCCGCGCTTCGAGCGCTGGCCGTGAAGACGCCCGAGCATCGTTCTTCGCAACGGGAGCCGTTCCATCCGCTCTCACTAAACGCGTCGAGATCCCAACTGCAAAGACAAAGCGATGACCTTCAAGCAGTTGATGCGGCAGATGAATCAACGCCCGCACCTGCGATGCGGAAACTGCGGCTACTCTTGGCAGCCGCGGGGCAAGAACTACGCGATTCGATGCCCAAACTGCCACGTCCAGTTCACTGGTCAGCCATCGAGCGATAACACGGGCTGTCTTGTGATCGTTGCGCTCATGGGTCTCGTGTTCGTCGTGGCGGTAGTATTCGCGGCGGTGTCGCACGATCCGCCTTCAGTTGCAGCGGCGTCCGCGACTTCGTCAGCCGCTCCGTCTGCGGCATCTCTCGTCGCGTCATCGATCGCGCCGAAGCCCGCACCGGCTTCACCATGGCGTGCGCCGACCGCTCGGGTATCCGCTGCGCCTCCCGCGATTCCAAGTTCCGCGGCGGTCAAGCTGTCCGCGCGACCCATGGTTCGCGCCTTGCCATGAAGCCCACACGGTTCGCTTCGTCGCGAATCTTCAGCGGGTGAACGCTTTCACGATGCTCAGAAGCTAGCCGAACAAGCGTCGAGATCGACGGCCATCCAAACTCGTATCCGCGCACGATGGCGCCCGCCCATCGAAGAAGAAGCACCGGGCGCCCGGTTACCTCTCCGACACGGAGCATCGCGACGGATTGCGTGATGCCGAATGTATTCGCGAGATCGTACACCGCATGGTCGACGACTTTGATGACTCGCAAAAACGTTTCTCGCGGAGCCGCGAACATCGCGCCGAGAGCGTCGCATCGCTCCTCTAGATCCAACCCCCGATAGCCGATTCGATCAAGCCACCAATGCGAGAGCTCGTGGCCGCCGTTGTGCTTTGCCCGGGCGTCAGGAACCCCTGCTCTTAAGGTGACTCGGCCATCGAAACGACCCTCGGTGTCGAGCGTGGGATCGAAGGCGATAGGCCAACCAGTCGCAAGCTCGACGAGCTCGGGAATAGGCGTGTCTACGTCGGCTCGAAGATAGCGACACGCGGCCCCGTGCTCGCCCTCAAGGTCTGCAATGTCATCTGGTCCTAGCATCCGATGATGGTCTCAAGCGACGGCCGCGCGCCAAGAGGAAGCGGTCGATCCAGTGACCGCGAATGACCGATCCATATTAGGTGGTTGACAACCACCAACCACGTGATAGCTTGCGGGTCAATGGCCCACACCGAACACCCGCCCAGCACGGCCACGAAAGAAGCATCACCTCCGAGACCGCTCACCGACCATCCGAAGGTCGCCGAAACACTTGCTGAGGTTCTCGCGGCGCACGCCCACGCGCTGCGCTCGACGAGCCGGATGCTCGAAGACGTTGCGAACCACCCGATCCTTCTGACCGACATCTCGCTCGGCGAGGAGATTGCATACGCGCGCCGTCACACGAACCGCGCGGCGGACTGCCTCGACGCGGCGAGCGAGGACTATCGACGCAAGGCGGGCGCGTGAGCTACGCGGACCGCACCACCGACGAGCATCGGCGCGGAGAGCTTCACCTCGAGCTGTCCAAGCTCGTCGAGAAGCACGGCGTCGAAGACGTCGAGTGGATGTTCTGCGTCATCCGCGAGGACATCCGCGAAGGCCACTTCATCGCGAGCGCCTCGGAAGTGCCGCTCCAAACCATTTCGACCGACCAAGAAAAGGAACCTAGCCGATGACCACGACGATTCCCGAAGACGTTCTCGCGAAACTTCCCGAAGGATTCCGCATCGCCCACGGGTCGCACGATTCCTTTTCGAAGGGGACTTGTGCGCTCGAGCTCGTCGATTACCTCGATCGATCGCGTCGCGGGTCGGTCGATCTCACGGAGAAACCAACGGACATGCCGCAATGCGTGTGCCCAGCGATTCGGCGGTTCGTAATCCGCTGGAATGATTCGATGGGCGTGAGCGCGAAGGGCGACGAGACGCGCCGGCGTCTAATCGGCCCGCTAATCGGTCTCATGCTCGACACGAGGACGACGACCGAGGACATGAGAACGCGCGCTTGGCTCGCGACGGATTGGGCGGTGCGAGTAAATGCGCCCCTTTGGTTCGACCTGGTCGGTTTGACGGAGCATGCCGAAGCCCTCCGAAAGTGCGCACCTTTGACAAAACCGGAGAGCGCCGCTGCGGCGCGGCCCGTTTTGGCGAATGCTCGGGCGGCGGCGTGGAAGAAGCGATCGGCCGCCGCCGCCGCCGCCGCCGCCGCCGACGCCTACGCCGCCGACGCCGCCGCCGCCGCCGCCTACGCCGCCGCCTACGCCGCCGCCGCCGCCGCCGCCGCCGCCTACGCCTACGCCTACGCCGCCGACGCCGCCGCCTACGCCTACGCCGCCGACGCCGCCGCCGCCGCCGCCTACGCCGCCGCCGACGCCGCCTACGGCGCCTCCTTCAAAGCCCGGATCCTTGAGACCGTCGAAAAGTCCCAAGCGTCGGGACAAGATCTCGTCCGCGCGATGTGCGCTGTCGGTCGCGAGGCGACCGCGTGAAAACCGACACGTTGCACGCTGAGCTATCCGCGCTCGTCGGGCGACACGGCCTGAAGAACGTCACGATGGTGCTCGAGATCATTCGCGACGACGTTAACGCGGTGAGCGCGCCGAAGCGGCTGAAGCGCGCGGCGGTCTACGAGGGTCGGCTTCTCGTCGATACGGGGAAGGCGATTCTTTGGTGGATTCCGCCAGCGAACAACAGCGTGCACGGGCAGGCGGCGTGGATTCCGAAGGCGCTCGTCGCTTCCGCAATCGACAACTGTCCGTCCGACGTGAATGAGCTTCCGCGTCGAGAAGCACGGCGTCGAAGCCCGTTCAATGGGAAAACGTCCGTCTCATCGGGCGCTCGGTCCAATGGCTGAGCGGTCCGCGTCGGAGATCGGCGTGAACTCGGCGTCACGACCGCCGCCGCCCGTGATGCCACGCGCGAGGACGAGAAGGCGCACGCCGTTTCAGCGCGCGGAGTATGACCGGATCGTCCTCGGGAAGGCGCCCAGCCTCACCGAGCAGATCACGGAGCTTGCGGCGTGCCCGGAGCTTCCGCCAGCGGTCGCCCGCGTTCTCCTCGCGCTGAACGGACGGGTCGAAGCGCTCGAGACGAAGGCGCGGAAGTGACACGCCAGATGCGCGAGCGATACCGAGATCTCGAATGGCGACTCGCGCGCGACATTCTCTATTGGGACGAGCGCCGTGAACTCGCCCGACTCGACCGGGCAGCAGAAGACGAAGCAGACGCCGAACGATTGCGATTGAGAGGAGACGACGATTTATGAAAACCAGGGACGATACGTTTTGGATCGTGCTTCGCGAAACCCATCGGCACGGTTCGCTCGAATTCGTCGAACGCTGCTATGGCCGCGAATCGGCGGAACGCGCCGCCGAGAGCGCCGCCGAGAAAGCGCCCGGCGTTCGCTTCTTTGCCGCGAAGGTGAAGGTCGAGGCGGTTATGCCGACCACGCCAGAAGTGACGATTCGCACGCTCGATACCCCCATTCCGTTCTGAGGAGACGACCACCATGACCGCTCAAGAGAAGATCGACGAGGCGCGGGAGCGCGCGAATGGCAAGCAAAGCTGCGCGGCTGGAATGCTCGCGCTTATCGAGCAACAGAAGTCGCAGATCGCCCGCGCGCTTCCGAAGCACATGGACGCGGATCGGATGATCCGAATCGCGTGGAGCACGATCAAGGGCAACTCGAAGCTTCTGAAGTGCTCACCGATCTCGGTGCTCAATGGTGTCATGGAGGCCGCCGCGCTGGGCCTCGAGATCGATGGCGTCCTCGGCCAGGCGTATCTCGTTCCGTACGCGCTCAAGGGTGTGCTTCACGCGCAATTCCAGCTTGGTTACAAGGGTATGATCGTTCTCGCGCATCGCTCCGGTGTCGTTCGTGGGTGCGCCGCCGAAGTCGTCTACGAGCGCGACCAGTTCGATTACTGCGAAGGGACCGAAAGCTACCTTCGTCACAAGCGAGCCCTTCGCGACCGCGGCGAGCCCGTGTGTGTGTGGGCGGCGTGCGTGAGCGGAGGCGAGCCCGTGTTCCGCATTCTCGATTGGGACGACATCCAACGCGCGAAGGCGTGCTCGAAGGGCGCCGACTCGCCGGATTCTCCTTGGCAAAAGCATCCCGCATCGATGTGGGAAAAGACCGGTCTGCGCTCGCTATTGAAGCGTCAGCCGTTCTCGTCCGAGGTCATGCGGCCGATCGTCGTCGATGAGCAGCGTGAGAGCGTCGCGTTCGACGGGCAATCGATTCCAATGCTCACACAAGGCACATCGAGCGCCGCCGACATGCTCGGGATCGACGAGCCAGAAACCATCACGGCGCCAGCCGAAGCAAAGGCGGCAAGCTGATGCCTCGTGTCATCTACAAGACGCCGGACGGGAAGCGCGTGCCGAGCGTAACGACGGTGCTTAAGTCGATCTCGTTCGGAAACGACGGGCTCATGTACTGGGCGTGGAAAGCGGGGGATGAGGGCCTCACGCTCGAGGAAGCCCGAGCGCCGGCAGTCACGGTCGGCACCGTTGCTCACGCGATGATCGAGGCTCACATAAAGGGCGAGCAAGCTGACCTCGTGGGGCTCCCCGCCGATGTTGTCGCGCGTGCCATGGTCGCGTTCAACGTGTGGAGGGAATGGGCGGAGCTCACCGGCTACACGATGCTCGAGAGCGAAGTCTCTCTCGTCGACGACGAGCTCCGCTTCGGTGGGACGTTCGACTGTGTGATGGTCGAAAAGAAGCGCATCCTCGTCGATTGGAAGACAAGCTGTGGGCTCTACCCCGAGCACCTCGTCCAGATCGCCGCGTACGGCCACCTATGGAACAAGCATCACCCGAACGAGCCGATCGAAGGGTATGCGTTGCTCAGGCTCGGGCGCGACGAGGCGCTATTCGATTATCACTTCCGCCCGCCCGACGGCGTGATGCTCGCCGCATGGGAGATGTTCGGGCTCGCACGCCGAGCCTACGACCTCGCGAAGGAAGTTAGGAAGGCAGCATGAAACGCAGCCTCATCGTTCAGATCGACGCCGACGACGAGCTTTGCGGGGAATGTCCGCGCGCGCGAGGAGCCCATTGCAACGTTTTTGGAGTCGGTCGCTCGCGCAATCACAGACACGAATTCGTGCGGCTGACGGGATGCCTTGCCGCGGAGGCTGCGACGCAGACTGCGGAGGTGGCCCATGGGTGAGACGACGAAGATCGCGTGGACAGATCACACGTTCAATCCGTGGTGGGGGTGCCAGCGCGTATCACCCGGCTGCGAGCACTGTTACGCCGAGACGTTCTCGAAGCGCGTCGGCCTAAAGCTCTGGGGACCGACGAACGACCGTCGATTCTTCGGCGACAAGCATTGGAACGATCCTATCAAGTGGAACGCTGCGGCCGAGCGCGCGCAGAAAAGCGATCTCGTGTTCTGCGCCTCGATGTCCGACGTCTTCGAGAACCGCGAAGAGCTTCTCAACCACCGCGCGCGCCTCCGAAAGACGGTCGACTCGACGCCTTGGCTCAAGTACCAGCTTCTCACCAAGCGCCCGCACAATGCAGAGACGCTGTGGGCTCAGGCCCAATACGAGGCCTTTGACGGAAGCGAATCGCTCGGGCCTCTATGGACCGACAATGTATGGCTAGGGACAACCGTTGAGGATTGCGAGCGACGCGACGAGCGCATTCCGCACCTCTTTCGCAGCGGAGCAAAAACGAAGTTCCTCTCGATGGAGCCCTTGCTCGAGGAGGTTTCGATTGCTGATTATCTCGTCGTAGGTGGCCCCGATTGGGTAATCGTCGGCGGCGAGAGCGGACCGGGCGCGCGTCCGTTCAACCTCCGTTGGGCTGAGCTTTTACTTGAAGAGTGCCGAGCGTCGGGTGTCGCATTCTTCATGAAGCAGATGGGCTCCCGAGCCGTCGGCGCAAAGTTCACAGGTAAGGGAGACGACCCTAACGAATGGCCGACGCACCTTCGCGTGCAGGAGTTCCCGTCATGAACCTCGACGACGCGATCCGTCGAATCGTCCGCGAAGAGCTCAACGCTCGAGCGAAGGCGCCCGACGCGTCGGAATGGCTTCCTCACACGAAGTGGCCCGTGAAGAGCTCGCGCGTGGCGTGTGCGCTCGCGCGGAGCGGGGCGATTCCGGCGCACCGGTCGGGCCGCACGTGGATCGCGC